CTGTAGACGTAGCCACATTTGTTGCAGCAATGGTAAATTGGTCTACATCAATCACGCTATAAACAAGATATTCCCCGGAAATTGTAATCCCGCCAACAGTTGTAGGAACTAAAAATGCAACAGTGTCACCTTCTGATTGACCATTATTAGCTAACGTCACTGTGACAAATGAAATCCCAGAAGTTGTTGTAAACAAAGGCAATACGCCACCATTTTCAACATTCTCTGTAGCATTAAAAGCAACTTGAATTTGATATGTATCATTATCAATTCTGGCATAAATTGCGTATGTTCCATAAACAATGCCGCCACCAACTGCTACAGGCGTTTTGATATAAACAATGTCGGTTAAAGATACATCGCTTCCAACGTCAACGATTGTTACAATGTTCCCGCCTTGAGCAACTTTTAATTCAAGACCATCCAAAGCTGGCGTTGTGCTTTCTGTAATTATAAAATTATTGGCGTTAGTTCCTTCACCTAAGAGGAGGCCACCGCCAATTGAAAAATCAGGGGCTACATCTCTAGATGCAAATTCTGGCGTAATAACTGATTGAGCGTTATTGGAAATAGCACTTAGACTTAATTCAGCACCTACCGCTAACCATTTAAATTCATTCAAATCTTGCCAAGCGTGAAGGTCACGTATTGGTGAGCCAAATTGCCCACTAAAAAACTTTACCCAGCCGCCTAACTTTTGAGGCAATCCAAGACCATTCCGATCCGGCAAAAACCTGATCAAATTAGTTTCAGAAACCGCAGCTTCATTTAAAGCAGGAGTTCTTGTCGTATCAACGCCGGGGATAATTTTTACACTGCCATGAGGCATGTTTTATCCCCTTGTGAGTGATGCGACAGGAGCAGGTGACATTGAAGACCACGCAGCGGCCTCAAACTTCTTACGGAATTCTTCAACCGTTGCTGACATTAACAAAGACTTGTATTGGCTTTCATATGTAATCGCCATTTGCGGATCATCATTTGCTCGACCAAAATTACGCTGATACCCACTCATGTAAATCATAGACGCCATAATAAACAAATCAGGCAAATACACACTGATGAAAGTTGTCGTGTTTGAGCTTGATAGGGTTTCAGAACGGATAGTTCCCGTCAGAGTAAGATTGTAATTGCTGTCAGGCCAAGGACCAAAAATTATGTTTTGAGATGTTTGACCTGCTGTAGCACTGTCGCCACCGTATACCGCAAAATATTGAGGCACTGCTGCGCCAGAAACACTAGGCCAAACATTCTGCAAAAAAGATTTTGTTGTTGGCAAAAGTGGCGTTGGACCAGAAGCATCATTAACTTGAATTGTTTGCAGCGTTACAAAAGCACTTGTTGGTATCGACAGAGTGTTATTGTTTGCCGTCAAGCTATATGCTGTCGTAGAAGTCTGGGTAGACAAAAAATCCAGATCACGCTGCATTCTCAATTCAGCATACGTAATCATCTCTGGCAAAATTGTCAGATAATTTTGGTCATAATCATTTACATACCCAGTTACTGGATCGACTGTGTAACCCGCCATGACATAGATTTGTTTTTTATAAGTATCATAATCCATGACGGTGACCTCTTACCCAACCATGTTGAAAGCCGTTTTTTCAACTTCTGCTACTCGACGGCCCCAACCTTTGCCAAACGTACTCCATGTTGGCAGTGCTTGCAAGAAAGCCAGTCTTGCATCGCAAATTTTAGTTGCCAATTCACGAGGGTTCATCTGTGCTACCGCTGCAAGTGTAGCAGGTCCGATAGCCCCATCAGCGACCACATTACAAGCATTTTGAAGAAACTTGGAGGCACGAGTAGGGCCAGAATTAATAGACAGATCAAAAACAGCAAGGTCCACCCCATGCGGGAGGTCATCGCAGCGGCACTTGTCCCAGTACCGCGCTTTGTAGAGCGGGGCGACATCGGCGATTGTGAGGGCTTTAATGTCATCTACTGTTACCTCATGTCCAACCCACTCTTCCCAAGTGCGTTTGGTGGTTCCTAAATTTGTTGCTCCACCGGGGTCTTTAGGGTGATTCACAAATCCCCCTTCCGATTTCAAAATATGGGCTAGGCACTCTTCAAAGTTGTCTTTCATGGGTCACTCCTTTGGTGTGGAATTGTAAATCATCTGGTCTTTCTTTTGAGAACCAGAAGACGAGCCAAAATAGAAAGCGATTATGCCACCCCACGCTGTCTGCAATGCTCCAAGAAGAAGCAACAATGCCTCGTTTCCTGTTGTCGGTAGGCCATAGACAAGCATGTAAATCAGGATGGCAAAGAAACCAACGGTCACTGATACCGCCAAGAGCCTTGGGATAAAATCACGGGTTTCAGTTTGCATCGACCGAGCCGACTTACGGTCGTCCACCGCAATGCGTTCAAGATCAATATCAAGGCTCTTCATTTTGACTTTAAAATCAGCATCAATTTTTTTAACAGACGCAAGTTGCTCAGGAGATGCAGTGCGTAGAGCGGCCTGAATATCGTCGTCAGAGCCGTCCTCGTTGCCAAGAAGTGCCTGTGACAATGCCTTTGTCGCCATGCCAGCTAATGGCCCCCCCAAGGCTGTTGCCAAAGTTGGTGCAACAGACCCAATCAGGCTTCCAAAATTTTTAAGTAGGTCCATCGTCTTTACCTCCGGTAGATTTTGATCCCAACATAATTCCTGAAAGAGTTCCCGTCAGGAACGTAGCAATAGGCGCGATTAATTTAAAAAATTCTTGATCGTTTGGTGCTTGTCCATCTATCGGTTGCACAACAAATATCAGGCTGTACAGCACAGCAAATACAGTTCCTGTCAGCGTCAAGCACAGGCTGATGCCAATGATAAACTGAAGAAGCGCGTGGAGTTCATCCTCTTTGATTCTCATCGTGCTACGGCTCCGCAAGGGTTCTGCTTAAGTGTGTCTGCGGAACAAGTCCCAGATGCGGTGCAGATAGGTGGGTTGCACTCAGCGGCATCCCAATTTTTAGGGTCTTGGCACGGGTAACGGTAACGGTCCTCACATCCTGACAGGACCAAAAATGCAACCGCCAACAGGTACTTCATTTGTGCGCCGTGAAGTAAACAAAGAGTGCAAGGCCAAGAGCCATAACGATGACGCCCAAGAACATCCACGCGCCCATGATAAGCTCTGCACGGCGTTCTTCTGCTTCCCTCTGAGCAGCAGCGGCTTGACGTACCGCTTCCTTTTTCATTTCAATTATCTCTTTTTGGATTCCTGCCCACGCTTGTGGCCCGTAAGTTCCAATAAAAAGGTTTTTACAGTCAAGTTGTAGTTGTTGGGCTTTCTGCCGCAACGTGTACATTTTGATTGCTTCAGCTTCAAAATCAGATTGGCTTTGGAAAAGTGTCTTTTTCCTGTTTGTAGAAGTTAATTGCACAATTTGAGCAACACGAGAAAATAACGATCCTACGCGCTCTGCAACATCTATAGCGTCGTGGGCATTGTCGGTCATTGACTTTATGCCGCTATAGATGGCCTGTGCGCCAGCGAGGATTGTAAACGGGTCCATTTATTGCCTCTTTTGCCAATCTCTAGAAGCAATAATAATACGCATGACAATCAAGATAAGACCACCAACAGAAATACCAAGGCCAATCCAGCCCTGCAATTGAGTAACCCATAACGGCATTGTGATAGCACCTGTCGCTATGGTTGAGTCTATTGCAAGTTTGGTTTCTTGGATATCCATTATGCCCACGTTCCTACAGATGTGTTAGCCCCAGATGCCCCGATTGGGTAGATCAAGAAGTAGCTACCCGCAACGGTTGAATAAGCACCGCCCGGAGCGACAGAGAGGCTGTATTGGGGCGTGAATGTTCCTCCAGCGTTAATACTAACTGTTCCACGTATTGTAATAGATGCTGTTGCAGCAGCAGACGATATTGTTCCAAGAATATTTACTGCAGATAATGTATTAGAAATACTCCCATACACATTATTAGACAATGAAGTAAACGATACTGGCAACGCTGCCCCAGCAAACGGGGCTGCTGCGGTGTATAATATGCTGTTTATGGTTGCTGTCCCGCCAAAACCAACAGACATTACGTGGCTTGTCGCACCAGCAGCTTTATTTAGTACAGCGTGCTGTTCAAAAGCGTATACCGTGGATGCTGATAATGTGACACTTACACCAAATGTGTTTTGTGCTGCCGTGCTGTTTGCTCCTGCAAGATCAGCGTTCAACCGGAAAAATTGCATCCCCGGAATTACACCGCGCTGTGTGCTTTGCGGCGTTCCATAGAATACCTTGCCATCATATTCCATTGCACCAGCAATAGCGGTTGTCAGGTTGGTTCCTGACGCAAAATCCAACGGAGCAACTGTTGTTGTTCCAGCCACCAAATTAAGTGTTGACGCTAAAGAACCCGTAAGAGTCGTTGCTCCAGTAACAGACAAAGCACCTGTAAGAGTTGTTGCACCTGCAACGGACAAGTTTTGACCAACCGCAACCGCACCACTAGTATTTAACGCCAAATTAGTAGTAGCTGACGATTCATTCTGTATATTAGTAACTTTAATCGTACTCATGGCGTTACCTCAAGTGCTTTTAACTCGTCTAGTGTCGAGCAAGTGTTTACCAATGAAGTAACATCCCTCAGACGCTGCTTCTCGGCAACGATGGCTGCGGTGTCTGCACTGCTCTCAAGCGCACGTTGAAAGGCTACATCCTGCGCGGCGAGTAACGGCTCACGCTCTGCCCGTAGACGCTGCTTGGTAATGTCCTTGGCCTTGTCGATGTTGATCGTAATCATGCTGCATCTCCGGTATTCTGTGCGGCAAACCAAGCCTCGTGTCCCATACCCGTCCCGTCAGGCGATGACATATCTGCCTCCCACGCATCTGTCT